AGTGTAACTCCAAGTGTTACACCTTCAATTACACCTACATCTTCTGTTACCCCTAGTGTAACACCGAGCATTACCCCATCAGTTACCCCTACTTCAAGCGTTACACCATCGGTAACTCCAAGTATTACCCCTACTTCAAGCGTCACACCTAGCGTTACCCCTTCAGTTACTCCTAGTATAACTCCTACTAGCTCAGTAACTCCTTCAGTTACACCTTCAGTTACACCTTCCGTTACTCCTACATCAAGTGTAACACCTTCTGTTACTCCTAGTGTTACCCCTAGTGTAACACCAACATCAAGTGTTACTCCATCGATTACACCTACTTCAAGTGTAACTCCAAGCGTTACTCCTTCTGTAACTCCAAGTGTAACTCCTACATCAAGTGTTACTCCATCAGTTACTCCATCAGTTACTCCATCGATTACTCCTACACCAAGTGTTACACCTTCAGTAACACCAAGCGTTACTCCTTCAATAACACCTACCAGCTCAGTTACGCCAAGCGTTACTCCGAGCGTTACTCCTTCAGTTACACCAACAAACTCCGTTACACCTTCAGTAACACCTTCTGTAACTCCAAGCGTTACTCCTACCTCAAGTGTTACACCTTCAGTAACACCAAGCGTTACTCCTAGTATAACTCCTACGAGTTCGGTAACGCCTAGCGTTACTCCTTCTGTAACCCCGTCTATTACACCTACGTCGAGTGTTACTCCATCTGTAACACCGTCTGTAACTCCATCGATTACTCCTACTAGCTCGGTAACTCCCTCAGTTACCCCTTCAGTAACACCATCCATCACCCCGACTTCTTCGGTAACGCCTAGTGTTACGCCTTCTGTTACATCCAGTGTTACCCCTTCAGTTACACCAACAAGCTCTGTAACTCCATCAGTTACCCCGAGCGTTACTCCTAGTATAACTCCAACTTCATCAGTAACACCTTCTATTACCCCGAGTGTTACTCCATCGATTACACCTACGAGCTCTATTACTCCATCAGTAACGCCTAGCATTACTCCAACGAGCTCAGTTACACCTTCTGTTACACCATCTGTAACTCCATCAATAACCCCTACCTCAAGTGTAACACCTTCTGTTACCCCGAGTGTTACTCCTAGTATAACTCCAACGAGCTCAGTAACGCCATCTGTAACACCAAGTGTTACACCTTCAGTTACACCAACTTCATCTGTTACTCCGAGCGTTACTCCTTCAGTTACTCCGAGTATAACACCTACGAGCTCTGTTACCCCATCAGTTACGCCAAGTGTTACTCCGAGTATAACACCTACATCAAGCGTTACACCATCTGCAACACCGAGTATAACTCCTACTTCTTCAGTTACTCCATCAGTTACCCCTTCAGTAACCCCATCGATTACTCCTACAAGTTCAGTAACACCTTCAGTTACTCCGAGCGTAACCCCTTCGATTACACCTACCTCAAGTGTTACACCTTCAGTTACAACTTCTGTAACACCTAGCGTAACAACCACTCCGAGCGTTACTCCATCAGTTACTCCATCAGTTACGCCGAGTATTACGCCTACGAGCTCAGTTACTCCTAGTGTAACTCCAAGTGTTACACCTACAATCACCCCAACTTCTAGTGTAACACCGTCAATCACACCGTCAGTTACGCCGAGTATTACGCCTACGAGCTCAGTTACCCCCTCAGTCACGCCTTCAGTAACACCAAGTATAACACCGACAAGCTCAGTTACTCCGAGTGTTACTCCATCGATTACACCTTCTATAACGCCTTCGATTACCCCAACATCAAGTGTTACGCCAAGTGTAACTCCAAGCGTTACACCTTCAATCACACCTACTTCATCTGTTACGCCAAGTGTAACACCGAGCATTACTCCATCAGTAACTCCAACGTCATCTGCTACCCCATCAGTAACCCCCTCAATCACACCTACGTCGAGTGTTACGCCTTCTGTTACTCCGAGTGTAACTCCATCGATTACTCCTACGAGCTCTGTTACACCATCTGTAACTCCATCAGTTACCCCAAGCATAACTCCTACGAGCTCTGTTACACCATCTGTAACTCCTAGTGTTACTTCGTCTGTTACTCCGTCCATTACTTCCAGTGTTACTCCATCAATTACACCTAGTATAACTCCATCAGTAACTCCTACAAGCACTGTAACCCCTTCCGTTACCCCTAGCGTTACACCGTCGATTACATCTTCTGTCACTCCTTCAGTTACCCCTTCAGTAACACCTTCTGTTACTCCAAGTATAACTCCTACCTCAAGTGTTACGCCGTCTGTCACTCCAAGTGTTACTCCTAGTATAACACCTACATCAAGTGTAACACCGAGCATTACTCCATCAGTAACACCTTCTGTTACTCCTTCTGTTACCCCATCGATCACTCCAACATCGAGCATTACTCCATCTGTAACACCGAGCGTGACACCTTCTGTAACGCCTTCAACTACACCCGGCTTATCCCCTACCCCTACGAGTACGGTTACACCAAGTGTAACTCCAAGTGCAACCTCTTCTGTTACCCCTAGTGTAACACCATCAGCAACACCTAGCGTTACTCCCTCAGTTACACCAACTAGTACCCCTAACCTTACCCCTTCTGTTTCACCGACTAGTGCAGTAGCGCGTAATATTACATTTAATTATGATGTGTGTGAAGGTGAACCGGATAGATTTATAGTAACATATAAAACAGTTGTAATTATAGATACTGGATTTATTGGATCAATAGAATATGCATACGGTAATAGTAAGCGCCAACAATTTATTACTGCATTGATAAATCGTAATGTAGACTACAGTAGTTTAAGCTTATCGCCTGACGGTTATCCTACTATCGATACATCTCTTACAGGTAGTGTTACAGTCCGATTAGATTGTCCTAATACTCGTGATGCTTACGTTATAGTACAAAATCCATTAGATGAGCTTCCTTGTTGGAAATACACTCTAGAGTGCCCCGTTCGTGTAGTACCTCTGTCGCCGAGCGTAACCCCTACTCAATCAGTTACTCCTTCAATTTCACTTACACCTATTCCAACTATATCTGTTACACCTAGTGCTACACCTGATCAACCACCAGCTTCACCGTCTAGTTCGGTTACACCATCGGTTAGTATAACACCATCAGTTAGCAATACACCTATACCATCTGTTTCCACTACACCAAGCTCTACTCCTAATAATCCGCCAGCATCACCGAGTGCATCTATTACTCCTACCCCATCTATTACACCATCAGTTAGTAAGACGCCTATTCCGTCAGTTTCTGTAACGCCAAGTATATCACCTACACCTAACCTTACCCCCTCAACATCTCCAACTCCATCAATTACTCCTAGCGCATCCGTTACACCATCAATTAGTATTACACCGATACCATCTGTTTCATCTACACCGAGCGCTACCCCCGTCGTTTAGATATTACCCATCTGATGCTCAACTTCAACATCGCGTAACATCGAATGAAAACGTTCTTGAATATACTTTTCAAAGGCTAGCGGTTTAATCCACTTAGTATTACTCTCAGGAACATTAGCATCTACTAGCTTTTGATCAACCGCTTGAATACCTTCAACCAAGCACGCCCACCTTGCAAATTCTGCTTTGGTCATATACTCGATCTTACCGTCTTTACGCTTCATTTCGATATTATCACTATTATTAGTATTATTCATATACCTAATTATATTAGAGTTCCTTTAACCTGTTACTTCTTCAGGTTCTGTCTGTAATACCGCGCGTATTTGCGCATCTAACTTAATGTTGTTATTACATTTAGGACATCTATGTATATTATCAGAGTTCATAAAGACCTCTTCTGTAAATACATGATTAGTGCAGGGACATTCTACCGAGACCCTACTTAATGATAGCAGGCCATCGATATTTGTTTCAAATTCACTATATAACGCATCTTTATCAAGCTGTTGGCGTGAATTAACAATCCAAAACGTAATAAATTGAACACCAGTAACTAATGAAAAAGTATTCCAAAATCCAACGAATTGACCAAGCCCAAACGCAAATAACGTCGACACAACAGCGGTAATTAATAGCGATCTTACCATTATATAGATATTTTAGCTATATCTTTCGGAAGTTCAAGTATTAAGTTGTTAATTTTATCAATCTTACCTTGTAATTCCTCAACATTATCTTTATCTACACTACCATTTGACTTAACATTACCAAGCATTCGGTGTAAGTCCGCTAAAGATACAAATGTATTACCTAATACTTCTGTAATACGATCTATCTCAAAAGGAAGCTCAGGTGGAGCCTTTTGATTTTTTTCTTCCTCTTTGTACATTGCCTTTTGGCCATCAGTATTAAGTGATTGCTGTATTGGTGCAGTATCAGGCTTAACAGAATAAGGTGAAGAATATCCAGAATTCATATATAATTATTTAGTCGAGAGCATAAATAATTACATGACAAATTTTGAAAAGAGGTTCTTTAAAGTTCTCAAAGAAAATGATGAGGAAAAAGAAGCATTTGAACTAGAACTTGACGACGATACATCACCTGAAGAGTTTGATGTAGATGTTGAAGCAGATGTTGAAGCTACTGCCGATATTCAAGATCCTGCTATTAAAGCTGCTGAAGCTACTGCTGAAATTCATGAAGCTCAGATTAATACACTAAAGGGTTGGATTTCAAGTGGCGACGAATTTCTTAAAATGTTAAATGACGCTGAAGATCCTAACTCGGTTCAAGCAGTTTTAGCAAATGCTCAAGCAGATACAATCTTTGACCGTATGAAGCAATCAGAACAACGTAAGATTGCACGTGTTGCAACTGAGTTAGCTTCACTTAATGAGTCTTTTAGAGGTTATCTCGCACAATCTGATAACGCCCAGTTTAGAGGAGTCTAAACATTATTGAATCTTTTAATTTCAGTCATCTTAATAATACCTTCCAGACCATGGAAGGTATTTTTTTGGATAAATTCCCAGCCAATCTCATCTTTATTAGCTGCAATAGCTAAATCATTAAAGTCCTTATACTTCCTACCTAACGTTTCCGGCCATATAAATACAGCCTCATCTTGTTTGAGTAATACCTCTGATTTAATCATAGAAGCCCTATCACCCCACTGAGAATCGAGTATCCACACCTTATCATACCATTTTAACGTTGTATTAAGCTGCTCTTCTTGACGTTGTGTAAACGATCTACCACGCTCTGTAATACCTGCAACAGCTACCGAGTTACGTACAAAGAAAGCATCAATAGGACCCTCAAATATATATACTTTATCATGATTAGAGGTAACCTTATCAATATTAAATAGGGTTTTTTCAGCTCCTACCTTACCTAAGTACTTAGGCTTTGTTTTTAACTCTGATGACTTTACAGTTCGAGTTTGATAGAACTCAATTTCTTTATGTTCATTTATAAACGGTATCGTAATCCGATTCTTATGAACCTTATCCGTTAATGAAACATAAAGATTGTCAGGTCTGTTAACTGCCGTATTAAGTCTTCTTGACTTAATAATATGGTTACATGCTCTAACAATTATGTTGCTACTATAAAAGTCTTGCTGCATCTTATCCGATAGGTTAATGCTATCGGTAGGTAACGTTGATACTTGTGACTTCGGTTTAACTTCTTCGTCTTTTCCAATGTCGATTGCAACGTCATACTCCTTTACTTCATCAATAATATCCTGATTACTACAACCACTTACCTCTCTAATCCACTTTAGAGGTTTGCTCGACCAACCGCAATTGTGACAATAGATGTTATCATTTTCCGGAATATAATAACATCGCTTCTTTTTTAGTGATTCTCTACAAATCGGGCAAGAGCATTGGTATACATTATTGAAACGATTATATACAGGACTACGACCATATTCGTAGAACTTCGCAATAATATATTCTCTCGGTAATGAGATCACAACTAAGTATATACTAGCCGAACATAGATATCAACTTGCTCGATAGGATGAAAATGTTATGCCACTGATCCTTTTTCTTTAGAATATTATTAAGCTCATATTCCTCACAGTATGCAACAAACTCAGACCAGCGCGGATCCACTTTAACATCGAGTTGCTGTTGATAATATTCTTTCTCACTATCATGAAACATTACTTCACGAAGGTCAAATACTGCCATATTTCTTGTAAAAATATCCTCTTGCTCATCAGTAAGAGTTAGTTCACCATCTAACCACTTACGTACTTTCGCTTTACCAAAACGAGGTATACCTGGAACATTATCAGACTTATCACCTAACATACACTTAGCATTAAGCCATTCATTCTTCCTATATCCAGTATCCTCAGTAAAAGTCTCAAGAACAAACTCACGCTTGCGAATAGCATCATATAGAATAGTATTCTTATCAACTAATTGAAGAAAGTCTCTATCAACAGATACAATTACTTTGTCACCCTCAAAGGTTTTACAGATATAAGCTACAATGTCATCAGCTTCGCGTTCACGTGGAAAGATAGAAGCTATACCTAAACATGAAAGCATTTCCTTAATACGATCATTCTGATGGTGGGGTGTACTATCGCTTGAACGGTTACCTTTATAACCATCTAGCTGTTCCTTACGTACGTTTGGTTGATAATCTTCTTTCTCATCCCATACACAAACAACCTTTGTCGGTTTGAACTTATTTGTATATGAAAAGATAGCATTCAACGTGAAGTAAATATGCAAACGAGCAATTTTTTCAGTATCTTCAATACCTTGACGCTTACTTTGATTCTTAGCAGTCCAGTAGGTTCTATGCACCAAATTGTTTCCGTCTATAATTAAAGTTTTCACTATTTATATTGTATTAGAGTTCCTTTAGATTAAATAAGTGTAGGTCGCGAGTTGCAGCTCCACCTACTCTCCACAAACCCATTGAATTATGAAGCAAAATCATTTACCCTACTGTTATTTTATAGGTTGGTCTAAAGAAGGCAAGTATTATTACGGTGTCAAGTATGGCCGTGATGCAAATCCATCAACCTTCTGGTCTAAATACTTCACATCATCAAAGTATGTCAAATTAATGCGTGAACGGCATGGTGAACCAGATGTTATTAAGGTTCGTAAGACATTTAAGTCTGCTGAAGAAGCTGTATGCTGGGAAGAGAAAGTCATTAGACGTATGAATCTCGCTAATAGAGATGAATGGTTAAATAGAAATAACACATCAACTAGTACAAAGGGTATTGTTAATGTTCCAAAGACACAAGCTCAAAAGGATCATCATAGCAATGTGATGACAGGTAAGAAACATACACAAGATACTAAAGATAAGATTGCTGAAGGGTTGAGAAACTATAAGCGAACTAAAGAGCATCAAGAGAGGCTTAATGCAGCACTTACCGGTATCAAGAAACCTTCACTTATGAATGGTAAAGAGACTCCTTGCCCTACATGTGGTAATATGGTTTATAGAACTAACTACCAACTCAAGAACGACTATCACAAGTATTGTTCAAAAGAATGTGGTAAGGTTGGTAAAGCTTGGAGAAAAGGCATTAAAGGCCATCACTCCTGATTCTCATTTACAAAATACTGTGTTTCGGAGATCATATATACCTCATCAGGCAACGTCTCTACATATTCAATTATATCAGAGTTCCTTCCGAGAGTCCATTTATCTGTAGGTACTAACACGTTTTTCATGTCTGGTACAGATAGACATCCAACTCCTTTTTCTGTTACTTCACAAACAATGAACATTTGACCGACGTAATCACCAGTCTGCACAGCGTATGTTTCTCGTATTTTAACCTGGTCCATTACCATAAGTACTACCTAAACTACCCGCCATAAATAGTCTAATTGCCAATGTGTCTAGCGCATCAAACTGCTGGTCTGATTTTGCACCTTTAACTAGTACTGTTTTACCATTAATATCGTATCCGAATATATAAAATGAATCTAAATATTCAGATACTATGCTTTTCAGTTTTTCTCTTAACTCTTGTTGATCTTTAAATGATTTAAGCTGATCGGATTGTAAGTTTAGAGCATCATTTAAAAGTTCTTCTAAACTCTTATCCGAAGACTCTTCACTCTCGTCACTCATTCTTTTTATATTTAGTCACGAACTCGTTATCATCAACTTGTAATACATTACGATCATTTAATCGATCTATTACTACATCAATAGAACTTGTCTTTAACACGTAACCTCTACTAAAACGCTGATTACCATCCTCAAAGCTAAACAAATATTCCCCTCTAAATGGTCTGTCTTCAAAGCAAGTAATGTATATGGAGGCGCCTTTAGGATCTAACAAGATTGTCCATTTGCGCGGATCTTTGTCACTATACTTATCAAATATACGCAAAACAACATAACCCGCATCTTTAAGACGTTTAATAAAGTAACCGGCAGTTTTAAGTTTATTCTTTTGATGTTTTGGTGTCATTGTGTTAAAGATGAAACTATATACTTTAGCTTAATATTTTCTGCAACTTGATCAAATACAACTACACCATATTCTTTGTTAATACTAACAGTAAATTCACCGCTAATATTATTAAGTAATCGAACGTTATCAAAGTTAATCGGTATCGGAGCTAACTCTTCTTCAACCTGACCAATACACATAGTAAAGTTATCTGTATTATGTCTCGCTCTATCAGTAAGTTCAGCCATTAACCTATAACCTTCACCAACACGCTTCTCTTCTGTATAGAAATAGACCTTATTAGTTTCAGACGCAAAGACTGACCCCTTAAAGATCTGATTAAGAATATTCTTATCTACCTTAAAGCTCATATCGAAAGTAAATGCATTAATCTTTTCGATATTAAGCCCAGGCTTAGTTAAGAATCCGTCGTCAAATAGATGGTACTTAAACTTAACACCATTTCCTTTATACGCGATATTGTTTGAGTTAATTATAAGATTAATCTCTTCATCACTAATAGTATCAAGTACACGAGTTAACTTCTTAACATCAGGAATGTTAAGGGTTGAATAAAAACTCGATGCTACACCATACTCTGCACATAGAATAAGAGTATTGTCGGTAGATGCGACAAGACTTGACATCTTCTCGCGATCTACCGTTACAATAGCACTCTCACTTATCTTGGATAAAGAATCTAAATAAGCGACGAAGTCAATCGGCGACTTTAGTTTTAGCTGTTTTACGTTTTGGTCGGACATTATTGCTCTCTAATTGTACCTTAATATCTTTCAATAGCAAGTTACTTTGGTTTACCGCTTCAATTAGCAAGTCAATCTTATCTGGCTCACTAAAATCAAACATACCCTGTTCTTCTTGATACACTTCTTGAGCCTGTGGTGCTACCCCTGCAGGTGAAATATTCTGAAGTTCAGCCAGCGCCTGCTCTGGTGTTATTGGCGCAGGCATCGGTGGAGCCGGTTCAAGTTTAGTGTCAGGTACCGGTTGCGGAATCGGTTGTGGAGGCGGCTGTTGATTAGCTGGTACTACTGGCGTACGTACAAGATTTTCTACCATATGTTTAATTTCTGTAGATTTCGGTGCGAGATTTCCGGACGATCCAACAAGCATTTCATCTTGTTTTTTCATCTGACCGTACGTTTGACCCATTAACTGCATAACGGCTGCTTTAGCCTCTGGTGTCATCTGTTCCATAATTAAAGATCTGCAAGTAGTTCATCAATGTCATCTTCCACGGAGCTCTCAACTGGAGCAGGCGCTGCTGGGGCTGGAGTCGGTTCTGATGGTGCTGACCACGGCGGTGTATCTCCTGCAGTAGCTGGTGTAGCTACAGGCTCATCCGTTTTACAATGAAAATGCTCATTAAGCATTTCAGTAAGCTCATCGGTTGACTTAATAGGAAACGTCTCCTTAAGTGTATGAGTCTGATTATAGATTTCTTTCTGCTGATCTTCGGTAAGATTCAACTTACCAGCGCTGGTAAAGCGAGAAGATACATAAGTTGGATAATCACCTTGCTGCTCACACTTAACTTTAAAGTTAACCCCTTCATCACTAAGATCAAAGATACGTGCTCCAAACTCTGCTGCATCTTCACCTTCAATAGCCTCGCTGATAATCTTTTGAATCTGTTTACCATACCGGAGCATTTTTACCTTACCGTTATTTTCTGGATTGGTAGGATCATCCACAACGTACACGTTAACTAGCCATTTTTCTGTACGACGAAGGGCAGAAGCTTTCTCTTTCTCTTCATCTGAACCAGTACGTGATAGGCGGAAACGCTCTTCATTAATCGGGCACCTCTCACCAAACGTTTGCGGGCTCAAAGCCTGCACATATTGACCTGTAGCAAATGAATTCCATCCCATATTATAATAATGGAAGAATGTATCTGCTGGAGACTTACTATCAGGTAGAAGCCTCACGGTATAAGTATTACCAGGCTTGGTTTGCATAATCTCAGAGAACTTAGACTTACCTTCACTGCTGGAAGCCAAAGCACCTTTGATACTTTCGAACATAGACATATTAAACGCACTCATATTTTTTTTATTTTATTTTACTTGTTTTTATTTTCAACTATTTGTTTTACTTTATCTTTTGTATCTCTGGCCGTAGATTTAAGTATCGCGGAGCCATAGAATTTTGTTCGTGTATTAACGAAAATTGTTTGGAAATCTTTAACGATGAAATCGAGCACATCTTTTTCGATAGCTTTAATGGTAGATTCGACTTCAAGGGCATGTAATGTGTAAAAGTTTAACCTATGTTCTTGTAAATGCAAGAGGCATGTAGGCATATTGTTGGTATAGTGTCTAGTGTACTCTTCTATTGTAAGAGAGTTCCTTATGCAGTATTTTGCAATAAATCTAAATCCTTCTTTAACTGATTCTATTGTGTCTTCATTATCCGGATTGGACATTTCTTTCTCTTTCATGTAAAGAGAGTAACATTTCAAAGCTTTACGAGAGTTAAAAAACTTAAGATCAAAGTATTCATCTTTTGAATATACCTCGTATGGTGCAGCAAACCAATCCCTGTAGTTAATATGATTATGTTTTGTTAAAAATGCAGAAAGCTTTTTTAGCGCTACAAAGTCTTCATCTTTTAACTTAGAAAAATCCTTCCGAAAGCGTGTCGGTTTATTTTGTGCTGATCGAGAAGCATATAAGTAACTATTATATATGCTTTTTTCTCGTTCAGTTATCATTTTGGAATATTCGCTTATTTTGATTTAAATACTTAGTAATGTATTTCGACTCAGCTATTTGAGGCTCAAACTCTATAAACATTGTAACCATTTCAAAGTCATTATCAACTGTTAAAAGAGTTTTAAGTAGTTTTCTAATTTTTTCTTCCTTTAGTACCAATACAAAAATGTTTTGGAGTGACAATTTTTTACCTTTTAGTAGGCAACAAAAAGTACAGAAGCATAGTAATAAATGCTCAAGCTCTCTCTTAGTTATATCCCCTGCAGGTGATGGTACACTTGGCTGTCTCATTGCAATGGTTCGAATTTTTGAGTAAAATTCATAAATTTCTCTGTTAACTTACCACCTGCTAATTTATGTGAGCCTCCTCCCTCACATAAATTTTTTGCTAACACTGAAAGATCAGCTTTACAACCAGTATTTTTCCTGAACGATACCAAATGTTTTTCTAAATTTACCATTATTGCAATATCTGCATCATATTTATTGACTAAATAATGACCCACTTCATTAATGTGTGATGTTACAAACGTTGATATAATTTTATAATCTTTTATATTGCCTGCAAATTTAGGATTAGTCAATTGTTCAGCAAATTTCTTAAAGAATAATTTAATAGAATTTTTTTCGTGAACATTATATTCACGTAAACCATCTTTAAACGATTCAATAAATTTTTCCCATTTAGGTTTATTATACGTATAATAAATTGCATTTAATCTTGCAGGTTCAAGTTCATTAGGAAAATCAAACGCCCAACTATCATACTTATCGATAAGATCAATTAATGATTCTAACCGCTCATCCAAATTAAGCTTAGCTTTGAATTTATCAGCAATTAATTTTGTGCAAGAAGAGTATTCAGTTACAATAGATTTAGCTTTGGTATACTTCTCTACAAATGGTACATGTAACTCATGATGATCTATAACAACTACGTTATCCCTATTAATAGCAATAGCTTGCTCTTCATTTAAACATAAGTCGCAGACAAATATTTTATCAAAATGGTCTAACGTACTCCACCTACTTTTAAACTCGTTAAGAATAGTAGCTTCAGTAGTCTCAACAGTAATTACATCATGGCCTTCAAATAGCCTGTTCAACAGTAGAGCCGAACCAGCACCGTCTAAGTCTGTATCTGTAAAGATAATGATGTGCACATACCTATTTACTACATACTTCTAGAAAGTCCAGCCAATGTATTCAGCATTGAATCATCCTCTTCTAAATCAACATCATCAGCTTGCTCAATAGTTAATGTAGAGTAATCTATACGCATAGGCTGAGTCATACCTCGAGGACCATAGCGGTTCTTCATCATACCTAGCCTAATAATACCTAAGTCTCTATCTTCATCATTCTGAAAGATCGACATAATAACGTCAGCAGTAGCGGCCAAGCCAATAGATTCAGAAATAGTAGCCAAGTCAGGATTATCTTGATCAAATCCAGACCGGTTTAACTGAGTAGCAGATATAATAGGGCAATTAAACACGTAACTAATAGCTCTTACCTGTTCAGTAACATTTTTAATTCTCTCATACGAGTTGTTACCTATAGGGCTATGTATGAGATTGAGATAGTCAATGACAATGGCATCTAGCTTAATACCTTTATCTTGAAACTTCTTGCAAAAAGCTTTGATAGTATTAGGAGTAATAGTAGATGGTGGAAATTCCTTAATATAAATGTTACCAGGCTCTTGTGTAACAGCAGCTCTCAACGAAGCACCATTGATAGCCATTTCTTTCATAGGGATTTTCGAAATGTTAGTACAAATACGTCTTGCATATAGTAACTCAGACATCTCTAAAGTAATCAACAATACATTCTTACCTTGCCTAGCAATATTCGATGCAACATTACCTAGGAAAATAGACTTACCAATATTAGTCTCACCGGCAAACACATACAACGACTTACCTGCTTGTAAGAAGCCACCATCTAAAGAATCATCTAACCATTCCCACGTGCTTGGAATCTTATCCTCAACAGTAGTAAGGTCAGCAATGATGTCATCGATGTTAGACTTAACACCAAGACCTAAATCAGTTACTAAACTAATATTACAACTCTTCTCAAACTTATCTAAGATAACAGACGTATCAACATTACCAGCTGAAATATCTTCAGCAGCTTTTAACATTGTATGGTATACAGCTTTTTCTTTTAAGAACTGTTCTGTATTTTCTATAAGCTCGTCCTTGTTAACTTGCTTATCAATATCTTTAAAAGATGTTACAAGAGATTTAAACGACTCTTTAAGCTCATCAGTAACTAAGTACTGCTTAATCTCGGTTGTTGTAGGAAGTACATTACGCTTTTCTGTAAACTCTTTAATAATAGTAAAGACACTTGCAATATCTTTACTCTTAAAGTACTCTGGTTGTACGACATCAGCAATCGTCGACAAATAACCGCTATCTGTTAACGCATTATACATTAATACGTTTTCAAAGTAGTCGAGATCTAGCTTACCCATCCCACTTATAATAATAAACTACCTTAAAGAATCAACTATAT